ACTTTATGCGGTGCCCGCCGGTATGGCGTGGCGCGGGCGTGAAAATGGTTCCGCTTTTGAAATGCGGGACGACCAGAAAAGTAACGCCGTGGCCGCTACCGGCCACCAAAGCCGCCTGGTGATCGAGGCGGCGGACGGAAAGCAAATGCCGGTTTACGAGGTTCGCAGCGGGCGGATCACCATCAAAGGAAAGACATACCCCATTAAACTGGCAGACGGATTTTACATCATTCGCAAGTTGACCGTGACGGAATGTAAACGCCTCCAGACCGTGCCGGACACATACGCCTTTCCCGTCAGCGACACCCAGGCGTATAAAATGCTGGGCAACGGCTGGACCGTGGACGTGATTGCCCACATTATGAGCCATTTTACCGGGCTGACGGAGGAGCCGGTGGAAGTGCTTTCCATGTACGACGGCATGAGCTGCGGCCATATCGCGCTGGACAAGCTGGGCGCAGAGATCACCACCTACTATGCAACCGAGATCGACAAATACGCCGTACAGACCACACAGCACAATTACCCGGACACCATGCAACTGGGCGACGCTTTCCAGGTTCGTGCGGAGGACTGGCACCTGCCGGAACCGGCAGAAATGGAGGCGGCAGACAATGGCGAGAGTTGAAAGGCCGGAGATCGGCACGGAAATGTACGCCGTTTTTGAACACCTCTATTCCGTGCAAAACCGCGCTGGGCCTCTCCTGGAATACTGCGTGTGTAAGGGCACGGTGCGCGGTTTTTTCACCGGCGGTTATACGGAGGTGCGCCTGCTTTTCACCGGGCCGGACGGGTTCCCGGAGCCGGGATATTATAAGCTGGACGACATTGGAAAGAAGCTGTTTTACACGGCGGCGGAGGCTGCCACCCTGGCCAAAAACATGATCGAGAAATACGAACGGACATGGGGCTGGATCGGCGCACCGGAGATCCCTATGGCAAGGCGATGGGCGAAACTGCTGGAGGTGCCCGCCAATGTCTGAAATAATCCTGACAGGCGACGCGCTGGAGCAACTGCGGCATTTACCGCCCGAAAGCGTCCATACCTGCGTCACCTCCCCGCCCTACTATAATTTGCGAGATTATGGCGCGGCGGGTCAAATCGGAAACGAGGCCAGCGTGGAGGAATACCTGCAATCGCTGGTTTCCGTTTTCCGTGAGGTCCGGCGGGTTCTGCGGGCAGACGGGACCCTGTGGGTGAACATGGGCGACAGTTACGCCACCAGATCAGGAAGCCAGCCGCCGACGAACACCCGTAATTCCTGCGGCCACACGGCAAAGCATACGCCGCGGGGCTACAAATACAAAGACCTGATCGGCGTTCCCTGGCAGCTGGCTTTTGCCCTCCGGGCAGACGGGTGGTATTTGCGCCAGGATATTATATGGAACAAATCCAACTGTATGCCGGAGAGCGTCCGGGATCGCTGCACCAAGAGCCACGAATATATTTTCCTGCTTTCCAAATCGGAACGCTATTATTTCGACGCGGCGGCGATCAGCGAACCCGTTACATCAACCAAGGGCAACGCCAGGACGTTCCGCGGTGGCGGTGCCTACACCGGCGGGCGGTCACATGACAACAGCGCCCAGGTGGAGCGCGAGAGCCACGGGAACCGAGAAAACCAG